CTTATTCCAAAAATTTTTAATGAAGTTCATAGTCTTAATCCTTATTTCTTTTTAGTTTTAGTTTTTTTCTTTTTAGGCGGTCTGCCTTTTTTAGATCCGTAAGTTCCTTTTCCACTTGGCATAATTACTTCCTTTTCTTTGCTGTCTTTGCAGACTTTTTAAACGCTTTTGCTGTTGGTGCGCCTTTTGTACCAGGTTTTCTCATAGTTTCCTTTGAGCCAGCCTTTATTCTTTTACGTTTCGCATGTATGTTTGCGTAGAGTCCTTTTTTTGGCATTATGTTTTAATTTGCTCCGTTTCCGTTAGTGAACATTCCTTGTGCTTGGTTCTTAGCAACTTGTCTGATAGCTTCTCTATCTCTTTCCATGATTGCGTTGATCTCAGCTACGTTTACTTGTGCGCCATACTTAGCTTGAAGTTCAGCAATTTTAAGCTGCATATCTGCAAGTGCTTGATCTCTGTCTCTATCATCTTCCATGATGATTTTCATTCTGTCTGTCTCTGCGTCTATGATAGCTTTTTGACCTAGGTTCTGTGCTTTCTGCGCTTCTGCTTGTGCTAGTATTTCTGCTGGATCAGGCTTCTGTTCTTCTGGTGACTGTGGTGGCATAGGCGGCACTTGTGTATTTATAAATGATTGTGCGTCTTGGAAACCAGCCATCTCAATCATTTTTGTAAGTGTGTTTGCGTATTGCTGTAAATTAACCAAAGGATTTTGTGGGCCTAGGGTTTGCATAATCTGTTCTTGTTTTTGTGCAAGCGAGGTTAAGACTTGGAACTTCTCTTCGTCTGAGTTTTTGCTAATACCAACATTGATTGCTATGTCTTTGTCTATGTCCCAGTATCTAGGATCAATAGGAACAAACTCATTGTTGAGTCTTATCATGTCTTGTTTCTCTTGGTGCTTAATAACCAAGTTGTTTACAAGTTTAAAAAGGTCTTTCATGCCGTCTGCAAAGTGACGACAAATAAGTTCTACTCTGCCTTGCGCTCCAGACATGGTTGCTGATACTGCCGCCGAAGTTGTTGATTGCAATGCTTCAGCATTAAGTCCAGCACTAGCTTTGGATACGCCAGTTCTGTTTTCCTTGGCTTCGTCTAAATAAGATAAAACTGGGAAGGCTTCTTTACCAACAAAAGGCACGGTAAATGGTTGTACCATTCCTGGCGCACGCATTCTTATTGGTTGTCCTATATCGGTGTTAAGCACATCGTCAATGTTGACTTGTCCTTCTACTATACCCATGCGCGGGAAGATGGCGTGACCTAGACTATCAAGCGTATCTCTCATTATCTGAGATTTAGCTGCTTGAATTGGCATCAAGTAGTCTGCGGGACACGAGCCTATGGAGGTATGAGGCTCTGGATCGGGACAGAAGAGTGTTATAGGTAAATCATCCCAGGGTGTTGAATTAACAATATTTAATCCATTTCCCACGGTGCATACTCTAATCCTTTCATCTATGCCATCACCATCTAAATCATAAAAAACGTAGTGTTCTACGTACAAAACATTTTTGTTGTTGTTGTCATTTCTATCTACACCTGTGTAGTCTGCTGCTGGGTTTCTAGCTTGCTCTTCCTCGTAGGCTTCAGCGTCTACATAATTACCAGAACCAGCGTATTGTTCCATGTCGTCCTTGTCATAACCCATGGCAACCAAGTCACTAATTGTTTTGACCATGCGGTGAGCCACATAAGGCGATGAATGTAAGTCTCTAGCGTTTCTTGAAATAAGGACTTCTTCAGGCGGTATTGCTTCTATAACCACTTGGTCTTTTGGTTTGATGCGCCTGATAGTTACATCGTAACTTGCTGGGGTTTCTTGTGTAGTTTCCTCACCCGTGCTTGGATCTAAAAGTGTCATACTTTCCATTTCAACTTTTTCTTTAACCAGCTCAACATTTGGATCAAGCATAAGCGCTTGGTATGCTTCTGGCGGTATGCCTGTGTATGAATGGGTAGATGCAGTAATGCTGTCATCCCAGTAGGCTTTTACATAACCAGTCTTTCTGATAAGCGCATCCTTAAATGCGTCATAGAAAACTTTAAAGCCTGGATTCTTTTGTTGGAGTATGTAGTTAATGTAATCGGTTTGTTGTTCTGCAAGTGCAATGTCTTCTGGGCCTTTGGGTATAAACTCAACTATCTTATTAGTACCAAAAAAGGTACGCATGATAGAAGGCAGCATAAACAATACGCTGTCTCTTACATCGGTTGATACAAACTCTGACTGCATGGAACTTTGTCCCTCTGGGGACTCGCCTAAATAATATTCAGTAGCTTCACTTCTTTCCTGACCAATTTGGTCAATGAAGTCTCTAGCGTCATCCATCTCACTTTTAAGAACGCCTTGCAATTCTTCTTCATCGTAAGACTCTTGTTGACCTTCTAGCTCATCGATTGTTTCGTCTTTATCGTATTCCATAAATTTTATCCCACTCTAATTATTCTTGATGTCAAGGGTTTCTTGAAATTATACCCTAAAAAGTTCTCACCACCACTAAAACTTGCGGCTGCACTTGCCATGGTTAATGCTAGTGCATCAGCTTTGTCAGGAGATTTTATGCCTCTTTTTTTCATTTCATCCTTTGACTCTATTTTTATTTTACCAGTTGAAGTGTATTTATAACTAGGCGCTGCTAACTCTGATATAAGTTCATCATCACCAGGCAGTCGGCAATCTCGCTGCGTAAGCCAGTCCTTAACTGCAAACCATAACTCAGCTCTTAGGTTTAAATAGTTCTTTCTTGTAGACGGCGATTCAGATACGTTAATTCCGCGAACGGGTAGGTTTTGTTCTGCAAGTCTATCTACCACCCCAGCACCCAAACCAATAACGTCTACAAGTATTTCTTGGGGTTGTTCAACTACCGTGCAATCGTCATACTTATTTTTAACTGCACCGCATAATTGCATTAAATCCATCGATTTAAAAGTCTTAATTTCAAAGACAGTATTACCTTGTCTAACACAAAGCGCGGAATTATCACCACCAAAGCGAGCTACATCCAATCCCCACACAATAGGTGCTTTAGCTGTTAGCGATACGTCTCTGTCTATGGCTGTTCTAGCTAGTTCTATTGGTATGACGCTGTCATCATCGGCGTTAGGAAACTCTCCCATTACCTCTACTCTAGCTACAGTTGAATCTTCACCATATTGTTCAAGCATATCTTGGAACAACTTTTGGTCTGTACCCTCTACTGTCCTAGAATCAATTTGTTTTAAGTTCCAGAACTTGCGCTTAGAGGTAAAACTCTCGTAAAAAGGGCCTGTGTTTCTGCGCGGGTTAGAAAAAGTGAACCAAAAGCGATTTTCGGTTGGCTCAGAGAAGAAACCTTCGGATACGCTGTAGATAGGAGCGGGGATACCAGAGGCTTCATCCATTATCAAACAAACTCCGTAAGATGAATGGATACCTGCAAACGCATCTGGATTTTCCTCGCTCCATAACTGTGCTTGGGCGTAGTAATAGCCAGTATCAATTTTTAAATCGCGTTTCAGCGCTTCTTCAAACCAACCATCTGGTTTTATGGTGGTTGCAGTCTTGGTGAACCAATGGTTGTTTATGGATAGGGTTAGCCATTTACCTAATTCCGCCCAGGTTCTTGATCTGAGCTGCTGTTCGGTGTTGGCGGTTACGATAATAGTAGAACCAAGTCTGGTTGACAGCATCCAAAGTATTAACCAAGCGACCAAAGCGGACTTGCCAATACCACGACCAGAGGCAACGGCGAGTCTAAACATCTCTGGGGTTACTTCGCCTTGGTTTCTTTGTATGTGGGTTGTTAAATCTTTTAAAATTTTTTCCTGCCACTTGCGTGGGCCAGTAAATTCTTCAAGGGGGGTGTCTTTTTCTCCCCAGGGGAAGATAAACTTAACAAAATTGTATGGATCGTCCGCAACTTGTGGTGACCATATCTCGGTCATTAGTTGTTTTTCTGCTTCAGCTCCGTATTTCATAGATACCCTTTGTTATTACCTCTTACTATTGTATCAAAAAAAATTAAAAAATTTTAGTTCTACAGTTACACATACAATACCCGTCGCGCAAAATGTAAGGGGGGGGTAATAATCGTTTTAAATCGTGTTGATTTGCAGACTATCGGGCAGCCCTTACCGATAGCGAACTATCCGCCCTATTTATTGTCTTTGTTTTTGTTGACCTGATTGTCTACCACGTTGTTCTTCTGTTTATGTGTTGATTTAACAGCGTTTATAACGCGCGGCTTTTCTATAGTCGCCAATGAGTCGCCGATACGATCCTTAGCTCCAGATAATACCTGGTTTAAATCTATGGTTGCATGAACATTCTCTACGCGATCTTTCCATATCTTTGGATCTTGGTTCTTTAAATAGAATATCTGGGCGACAACCGAGTTTTTTTCGGTGGCCGACTCAAACAAAGCGTTTGTCACTTGTGCCAAGCCGCGAGCTTTGCCCTTTTTAATAGACTCTTCAAAATCTTCAGAACGTTTACGATTACGATCAATAGTATTCCATGAAACGCCCAAGGCACGCGCAATCTGAGAGTTACCAAGTCCACGACTGGCAAGATTCTCAACTTGCTCTAAATCTATTTTAATACGTTTCCTACCCGACTTTTTAGCTACTTTTTGACTCATAATTGAAGTTTTTTATCCTTTTTAAGCCTTTATTCTACAGCATTTGTTTAAAAAACTGTATGTTTTTGATGTTAACTACTTGATATATAAGTATATTTTGGTATTGTATAGTAATGTTAATCAATACTTTAGGAGGTAATAACATGAAAACATTAATAAACTATCTATTCAACAAACCAACTAGGCGTGCAGCTTGGCACGGTTCATTTTATATTAACTATTTTAAAAAGAGCTGAACCAATGACAACAATAGACAGAACTAAAATACCTAAACATCTGCTTTACTTATCAGACCAAGCATTAAGAAACTTGTTTGCGCTGTTTCCTGGCGCTGTCTGATGACTAGGGTACAAATACGCGGCACAACGATCTTTGGCTACGTTCAAGACAACTACCAAGATATAAAACTAAATAAAGTAGTATTCATTGACGAGGAGACAAACCAAGTTAAAAGAATAACCAAGAAACAAATCAGGCCCGCATACGAGAAAGGCTAAACATTAACTAGCCTCTCTCTCCAGCATCACGCCTAAACCAACAAGCAAGAAGTGTTTATGTTGCACTCCCGCTTTTAAACTCCTTAGAACTCGTCTCTCCCCGTCTATGGCACACCAGATGACGTTAAGATCCATAAGATTTTGTAACCCCTTACTAACTGTATGCCTATGCATCCCTATCATCAATGCCAGGTAGCTAACCGCATCATGGCTACTAAAATCCTGCGCTGAATACCTCTCACACAACGCATACAAGATGAGCTTCTCCCTCGCCTTGATATCCTTCCTTCCCAGATGCTTTTTATACCACTTCCAAACCACCTTCTTCAAACTAGCATAATTTTTATACTTGCCAGCTAAACCATAGTTAATAAGTCCGCTCTTTTCTATGTCATCAATACCCTCTACAACTAACCACCATTTCTCATTGTTCAACTAAGCAACCTCCCTCAGACTAACCTGCCTTTTTTCAAAATAACCGTCTAATAGTTCAAGTCCCTTTTTGCTAACCGCAAAAACTCTCTTCCTTTTATCCACTCCCACGCTTTTGACCATATAACCAAGTCTAACAAAATCATCTAAAATACTACCAATGGTTGACCTGCTCCCCAGATTACCAGGTAACAAATACACCAACCTTTCAAAGTTTATTTTATTACCCTCTAACTGTGCTATCGCGATTTCTAAGACTATATAAAAATGTATCGGTGTTGACTGACAAAATGACATGAACCCTCTTTGCCTTCTATTACCATAAGCTAAATCTCTAACTACCCTCATACGCTCTTTTAACTGTTTCATGCTTCCTCCTTTTTCACCAACTATGTAGTTATTACCTCCCACTCTTTCAACCCAACATAAAAAATTTTATTACCTAATAACCTTGTCTTAGAGAGTTGCCCTTTAGGGCAATCTCTCTATTAGTTTAGTTTAGGATATATGGACACCCGTGTGTACGATTATTGTATATATGGGTGTACGATAATCGTATATATGGGTGTACGATTAACCCTTCCCCTTTTCCTTCTTTTTGGTATCTTTTTTGTCTTTTCTTTTACCAAATACCTTGTTCCAATTATCCTCAAAAGTTTTATTGTCTACTTGTTTAGGTCGTTGGTCTGATCCTTTGCTCATGGTTGTATTTCCATATTCTTTAAAATGTGAGCTATAACTTCTATAGTCCAACCATTGCCAAGCATCTTATATCTTTGGGTGTTGCTTACATGGTTTGTATAATTATCTGGTACTGTTTGCAGCCTTTCACACTCAACTGGTGTTAGCTTGCGCCAGTAGACTTCTTGCTCATTATCTCTTGTCAAACTAATTTTATGATCGTTATTTAAAGATGGTGTTACAGTACCAACCTTGCCATCTTCTCTAGGCTGTAATTCTTTGGCTCTAAATGGTGTATGGTCTTTGCCAGTTTTTTGTTTGCTTTCTCGTCTCAATCGTTTTGCTTCTTCCGTTCTTACTTCTCGATACGATTGAACAACCACCTTTGGCTCTCTATGACCACCACCACAAGTTGTAAGCGTAGATGATTTACCATCCTCTGAATAAACCCTTTTTATTTGGTCATGGCCTTTAATGTCTACTGCTGTTCCAACTTGTTTAGGTGTGTCGTGGGTTTCTTTCATTATTTTAGGACTATCAGACCTTGCTAATAATGATGGAGATTTGCCCTCTTCTGCATAAACTCTCCTTTGCCTTTCGTTATCTTTTAATATATCTCTTGGT